GAGTCGCACGGCAAAATTCGAGGAACTTGGGTAATTGACGCAGCACGACCTTGGCCAGTGCTTCGTCTTCGATATCGAGCTCTATCTTGGCCATCTCCACTCTCCTTACTGGCCGCTGTTTAGCACTAGGTGAAATTCACCTTTCTCAATCGCTGCCAATACTCGATATCCATTTACAGCCGTATCCTGGCTTTCACTTTCCATCGGTACCCAACACTTCTCTTGCCGGTTGAACTGCATGATGGATTTTTCTGCATTGAGCCTTCTGATATCAGCCATTACGGTTTGCTCTGATATCCCAAATGCCTGAATAGCCATCTCTTTCACGAAATATCGATAGAAATCCAAATTGGCTCTGATATAGGCCAACCGCACGGTCTTCATTTGCCGTTCCGTTAATTTGGTCATGTCCAATCCCCCTTGTTAGATTACTGGCGCCAGTGCAGCAGGCAGCCGCCAAAGCGCACTAGGGCGACCTCCCGAACCACGCCAGCCAGGCATTCGCGGCTTAGCACAGCGCGCGCCTGCATCTCTTTAGGCAATGGCCCAGTGACGGCCAGCAGCGGGGTGTGGCGCACTTGGCTGGTGCGGACTTCACATCCCTTGGCTGTCAGCCACCTGCTGAGCTGCTCGGCGGTGTTTTGCAGATTCTTTTTCATCCCGTTCTCCTTGTGATTCATCACCGGGCCCACTGCCAACAAAGAGCCCCCTGCCTATCGAGCAGACACAGATCGCTATTTCTTCTCACCAGACTTTCTAAGCAGTTGGTTCAACCGCATAGCCACATGTTCCAGCTCATTACTGAGCAACTTCACCAGCTCACGCTCATCCCCATCAGCCTGGAAGGTCAAACGACTGATAGCCCTCCCCGCTTGGTAAAGCTCTACCTGCTCACCTTCAGTGCTCAGTTGAATTGGGCGCTTAAGCTGTTTCTCTTCTGAAAGTCGGCTATGCGGACAACCACTCCGGCAAGCCTTATAAACCTGGATGTAAAGCGGGTTACTACTGACACTTCTACGGTTTTGGTGCGCCAGGCACTGGTCTTGGCGGATCTCCCCCAGGATCGGGCACTGAACGGTGCAAGAGAGATAAACCCCCTCCACCAGTTTTTGTACCCGTTCCAAATCCCCCGGATATTTTTGGTTACAAACCTGGCTCACCATGGTTCTGGATACCCCGAGGCGCTTGGCAACCGCCGCCAGCGAGCTACTTTTTACCGCCTGCTGTAAGGCTGCCAACCAAGCAGGCACATGGGGGTTACTCATGACTCAATTCCTCCTGTTGTGGCGAACGGGTAGAACCTTTGTTCGTTCTGATCCCATACACCGGCCTTGCGCACCAACGGGGCCAACTGGCCGGTATTACGCAGCAGGGTGTAACGACTCAACTTCCCCTTGTTCTGGATCCCGGCTTTCACCTTGACCAGAAAGCGGATATACCCGGCCTTGTACAATGCGCTGAGAAAAGATTTGGCATGGCTATCGGTAACCTCAGCAGTCATTTGCAGATCGATTCGGGTGAACTGTTTGTGCATCTTCATCGCGTTCCACATTTTCTGCTGCTTGGTTTTATGGTCACGGCGCCGAACCACTCGCCCTTCGCCGCAATGCCCACGTCCAAGAACTGGTTCCTGCCCTTCAATGCGGGCATATATTTTTGGACGCCCCGCCACGCCAATCCCGGCGATTTGTTGGATAACCCCTCGTCGCTCGAATTCCTTAACTATTTCCCGTCCCTTTTCAGTTGACTCTGCAATTACCATGGCAATATCGTTAACCGTGAAACACTCATTGGCCGCGATATGGTTCCAAGCTGCAGCTCTTTTATTTCTTGTTTCCTGAGCCATTCAAAAATCCCCTCAAATATCCGTCTCAAGGTATTGGCTGTCTCCTAAGCCAATAATTCAGCCGAGCCGCCCCTTGCCGTTAAAGTCGAGGAAAAGCTCGGCCTCACGACCATGCAAATCAGCAAGGCTGACCACGGCCAGATCGTTTGCCAAAGCCAACGACTCCACTTTCTCCAACGCTGTGAGGATCCGACGCACTTCGCCATGACCTCTTTTGCTGATCATGTTGAGCAAGTCCTCCTCCAGCAGGATGTCGCCACCGATAAGGTGGTCTGCGAACATGCCCACATCGGCCAAATCGGCAGGTTGAAATTCGATCCAGTCAGAGATGCGGTTGAACAACTGCTTCCGGTGACTAATGCGTTTGGCGATTTGGTCCATACCAATCAGGATGACCGGCTGATCTGTGCCGTCGTAGATGTCACGGAAGCTATCCATGATCTTGTTGGAACCCACGACGTAATCGCACTCATCAACAAACAGCGTCAGCTCTTCAGCTCGCATACGCTCGATGACATCATCAACCATGCGCTGAATGGGGTAGCGTGGAACCATTCCCAGCTCACGGACAATACGCTCCAGCACGCTGCTGGGGGTATCAGTCGCATAGCAACGGATATAGATTGCATTCACCCCATCCTGATTGAACAACCAGGTCATGGTGGTGGTCTTACCAAACCCGCTCTGGCCATACACCAAGCCAATTCCAGGTACGACCTGAGAACGGCTGTTGAGGTTGTGAAACAACGTCTCGGTACGGGTTACGTTTTTGACCGGAACAACCTTTTTTTTCATGATTTGCACTCCTGTTTAATGACGTTTAAATGGGGGGATAACCCCTTACAAACCTTGCTGCACTTTGAGTTCCTGCTCCTTGCGCAGGGTAAAATCGATCCGCCGAGCGACCAGGTAATAGTCCTTTCGGTACTGTTCCAACCACGCGGACTCCTTGTCTGATAGGGGCTCGTTGCAGGCTTTTCGGGACAAGTGCCACGCCTGCTCCTCTTCGCTCTTGAGTAATTTGGCTTTGCTCTCCTCCTGCTGACGCATCAGCTGGCGATCCTGCTCACGCCGACGAGCAAGAGCCTCTCGCTCTTCGTCGCTAAAGCTTTGCTCCGGTTTATTTATCAATGCGTTAGCTGAGGCACTGAGGGCTGTGATTGCTGCATTTTCGTGGTCACGACTGCTCAATGGCATCCCAACCACACCTTGGTTTTGCGCTTTTTTGGCAGCCAACATGCGAGCCGCGATTTCATTGATCTCGAACTCATCCTCCAACCGTTTTGCCTCACGGCGGAAGTCACGCAGCACCTTGGTCGCCGCTTTACGACTGGCCCTAAACTCATCGGGCGCCATCGCCGTTCCGACCAATTCATCGTTGATCGCCTCGACATAGGTACCCCAGTCATCAAGCGGGTAGAGAGTGGCTCGGCCAACGTTGGCTGGATCGAGAAAGACTCTGACCCGGCGCCGATCCCACTCGGGTTGCATTAACTCAGGTGCGGTATATTTGAGACTGTCTGCTGCCACTTTGCCCCGAATGACGGTCGCCTCTCCGATGTACTGCAAGAGCATGTCCAACGCATGTTCCTGATTGATGAGGCGTGGCTGGTAACGGCTTTGCTGATATTTCTGAAAGGGAGACAAATTGCCCAACCCATCGTGTGGCTCGTGGTGATAGTGAAATTCCAACCAATCATTGAGAGCCTTTTCGAGTTGCTCCGGGGTTAACGCAAGTTCCAGAGCCTCTTTCTCTCCCTTTGCGCGGTTCTTACCGATCCGCTCGCAAAAGGCTCGCACCGCCTCGATTTTCTTACGATCACTGACGTTGTGGCCGATGTAACCAGGCAGCAGTTCCATCAAGCCGTGAGACATGGTGCGGAAGAACCGCTCAATAAACGGCTTCTCCCAACCCGAAAAGGCTTTGGCACGCTCAAGATTAATTTCCAAGAGATTGAAGATCCCGGTGGTGCGCTTGCTGACATAATCCGAACCGTTATCTGTCTTGCAGATCCCGTTTTCATTGGGCAGACCCCAACTCAGCAGGCACTTGCGCAGCAGCAGGCAGATCCCTTCCGAATCGGAGGTCGGTGTCAGTAACAGCTGCACCCGTCGGGTCATTACATCGATGGCGCCAATAATGGTGTAACGCTTGAGCTTGCCATCCACATTCAGTTGCACGTCTACCGGGGTGCTATCAAACTCCCAAACATCATTTGGCAGCTCATAGCGCTGATACATCTTCTGGAAGACAGGGCGATGCTTGCCATTAAAACCGTCAGGATCAGTGACGTAGGCAAATTCAGCGCTATGTGTTATCAGCCACTTGTTGACCCAGCGGCGAATACTGGAAGTTGAGGGCACGACCCAATCGTGTTCTTGCTTGGCTTGTTCAGCCACCATATCCAGTAGGGTGTGGGCCTTGCTGGCAAGATGCGGCTTCGAGGTCAATATCGCGATCAGAAACTTTTCCATTCTGGGAAAGGTTTCAACCATATGAGGACGTTCCAACTTATATGCGCCAGCCAGCGCAACGATGCCTTCCTGCTCGCGCTTTTTCTGCCAACGATAGAGGGTGGCCTGCGATAGTTTCTGCCGATGGGTGATGACCCACTCAGGCAAATCAAGCTGCCGCTGGTTGTAAGCGTCAATAAAACGCAGGGTGCCTTCAGTTTTTCGCCCGGCCATGCAATATGGTTCGATAAAGGCATCCAACGCAGACAAGATTGCCATCTTGGCGCTAGCGCGTTCCTGACGGGATTCAGGCAGGCTATTGAAGCGTACCAAGCCGATGTTCTTGCTTTCCTGTACGGCTGTTTTCACCGTCAATTCTTCCGCTTCCAGCTTTGCCACAAGCTGTTTTGCCGCAACAACAACCGTGTCGCACTCCTGCAACATGGCCTTGGCCTGCTGCTTAGCAAGGTCTTGCTGAGTGAGGTGCGGAAGACTGGAAAAGTGGTATTCCAATCCCTTAGCATTGGATCGTTTTCTGGCCTGCCAATTTTCTGCTGTCGCCTTGCTTCTCACCCTTCGATCCGTTGAAGGCATGCCATTCAGCCCTGCGAGTTCCTGAGCGGTAAACCATTGCTTATTCATGGTTACCCCCAATCAGATCAAACCCGATAGATGCTGATAAGGCCGCAATGATCTCCTTGGCATGAGGGCGTTTTGGCTTCCTCCCTGTATCTGGAGCGAACATCTGGATGCAATTCAAAACAGTTCGAGGATGATAGCCATGCGTCAAGGCCCATGACCTGCAGGTCATTCCCTGCGCCCTGAGGGCGGCATGGATATGGTTGGCATTATCTATTTTCATGACTTGTCACCGTGGTAATATCATTTGCTTGCGTGCGCATTTGGCAAGTTACCAAGTGCGCCATATAGAAAGCATTGATCCAACCAATATATCTAGTCAAGACCTTTTTATTGCGTCCGATTACCAACCACAACCAAAAGGTTGCAATAAGAAGAACTTACACATTAAAAACAAAGGCTTATATGGAATCGGACGACATCAACCACGATCGGACACAAGGTCCGATTCTTCCAGAAGGCATCGGACTTTTTAATGAGCGACTAAAAGAGTTAATCGGACATGAAAGCGTGCGAGCTTTTGGTCGCAGAGTTGGGATTAGTGACACTACGATACGCAAGTACCTCAGCGGTGAAACTGAACCAACCATCAGTCGGTTAGTCAGCATTGCTGTCTCATGTGAAGTGGCGCTGGAGTGGCTTGCAACTGGTGAAGGTCCAAAGCAACGAAGCCATCTGATTGAAGAGCGAGCCAGCCAGGACAAGTGGGAGCTATTTGGCCTTGAGAATGGATACTACAAGGATGAGTTTGACGAGGAATATGCGCTAGTCGATGGCTACCATGTCACCGTCAGCACTGGCTATGGCGCATTTAACGGCGACGATACCCCCGTTAAACGGCGGCTCGCATTTCGCCGTAAATATCGATGGTGAAATTTTTGTTGTGCGGCTAGGAGAGGAACTCTACGCCAAGAGAATCCAGAAACGCTGGGACGGCGCGATCGAGTTACTCAGTGATAACAAGGAGTATAAGGAGCAAGTCATCCCTGCCAGCGAATTAGAACGCCTCGCCCTTATCGGCCAGGTGGTATGGATCGGAAAAGACGTAGGTAAGTGACCATGGAAGAAGAATTGCGGGTGTACCACGGCACCAGCTTCGAAAAACTACAATCGATTCTGATCGAGGGTGTCAGGCCCCCGTCATTCTGGTCATACAAGCACCAGGCAACGTTAACTTATGCTGGTATCGAAGAGATGCGGGGCTATGGCGGTGCTGTCATCTCGGTGCGCATAAGAAATCATCACTGGCACGATGTAGACAAGCAAAATTTCGACTTCCTGCCCATCGATGGTACGGCTGATGAGGCTTATTACATCATGGAAAACAATGGTATCGGTATCGTCTGTCTAGATCATATCAGCCCCGCAGACTTGGAGGTTGTTTATGTGGCTGAGCCAGATGAGAGAAAATCCAGACGCAAGTTTAAACACCAGTAGTTTTGTTTTATCAAACTTGCCGCCGCGCCAGCTGTTTCTCACTTTTAGCGGAGTAGTAACCGCAACAACTACCGAGATGGTTTTTTTATCACTCCCTCGCGGTTTCCTATAAGCCATCTTTTCATGACTCTAAACCGGCCTTAAACCTGTGCTACGACTGAGTTTTCTCCCACATGTTCCCACTTGCTCCTGCGACCTCCCGGTTTATCACTGGTGACGGTCCTTTACATGACGAGATGTTGATGTCTGCCACCCCTGCCCAGCTTGTCACCCTGCTGCAACAACGCGTAGAAGCCTGCTTTGTGCAGGCCGAGGCGCGCCTTGGCCGCACCTTCCCCCGCCCGCGGATCTACTGCAATATGCGGGGCCGGGCGGCGGGATCGGCGCGGCTGCAAACCTGGGAGCTGCGCTTCAACCCTGCCCTCTATCAGGCCAACCAGCAGGCGTTTCTGGATGAGGTGGTGCCCCACGAGGTGGCCCATCTGCTGGTACACGCCCTATGGGGTGAAGGTCGCGGCAAAAGCCGGGTCTTGCCCCACGGCCGCCAGTGGCAGTCGGTGATGCGGGAGGTGTTCGGCCTTGAGCCCAGAACCACCCACAGCTTCGATCTGGCGGTACTGGCCCAGCGCACCGTGCCCTATCGCTGTCACTGCCAGCAGCATCAACTGTCTATACGCCGCCACAACAAGGTGGTGCGCGGCGAGGCCCGCTACCACTGCCGCCGCTGCAAGCAACCGCTGGAGCGGGAACGGCCGGAGCCAGAGCTGTAAGCCAGCTTGTGTCGCGCCCCTGTGGTAGGGTGCCCGCCATCGTTCGTCAATCACCCCGTTTTGCAAGGAATCCCATGCGTTTCATCTCCTCCCTCGCCCTGACCCTGCTGGCCGG